AGTTTTTAAACCGTAACGCACATAATTAAGTTAATTAAGTTAATTGAGTTATTAAGTTAATTGAGGTATTAGTATTTACAAGGCTTTGAAGCGCTTCGACCCTATTAACTCAATTAACTCAATATCTCAATTAACTCAATAACTATTAACTCAATATCTCAATTAACTCAATTAACTCAGTAATTATTGACTCAATTAGCTCAATATCTTAATTAACTCAATAACTATTAACTCAATAACTCAATAACTCAAGCAATAAATAAAGTAGTGTTTAACATTATTGTTATAGCGTATAATATAAATAGGGGTGATTATATGTTTAAATGTAAATTTTGCTTAAGGGAGCTTGATAGGCAGAAGTTTGAGTCTAGGTCTCACTTTGGTATGTGTAAGAGCTGTTACGCAGACATTATGAAATACAAGCGCATTAAGATGAAGGGTACTGAGCTAAGCCCTAATGAGGCTGCTTTCGTAGAGAGGTTCGAGCGTCGATGTAGACATAACCTGGCTGTAGGTGAATATGTGCCTAAGTATTATACTAGAGGTGTAGATACCAAACTCGATAGGTGCCCGTATTGCGGGGAAGCTGATAAGCCGAGGTACCCGCACTCTCCAAACATGTGCTATGATTGTGGCCGTATAGCAAACACTTATGCTAGTACAGTTAAGCGTTTAGAAGACAAGATTGGATGGCACAAGGTAACAAAGGCAGGCAAGCCTGCGTATGCATACGATAAGGCACTAGAAACTATAGAACGTATTGAGCAGATGTACGAACGTAATAAGGCGCGGGGTCTAAAGGTTCCTGACCTGTATTTACGAAGAAGAGGAGGGATGTAAGATAGCAAAATACATTAAGGTGACTTTAGCAAGCGGTAAAGAGTATAAGCTGTGTGTAGGAATTGCAAGAGTGACTTAACGATTGAGAACTGGGCAATGGGCCATGGTAACATATGCAAGTCATGTATTAATGAGTATTACAAAGCGCGACGCAAAGGTATATGGTCATGGTAATAACAAAGACTAGCCTAGGTGGCTAGTCTTCTTCATATACATAATTATCTTCATATTCATCAAATCTTTCTAGTATTTGGTCCAGAACTTCCTTGTAGGTCTCATCATATTTAGGTGTTGCGTCAGGATTTGTACCTATGACAGGCATATATTTCTCTCTCAGCTTGAAGTACACATCTTCGTAGTACTCGGGCTCCTCGGTCAGTGGTTTGGTCAGCCATTCTGCTAGCTCTGTAGGCACACTGACCTCTACACCAATCTCTTCTAATTGTTCCTTCCTCTCGGCAACCTGTTGCTGCTTCTTCTTAAGTAGCTCCTCAACTACAGAGTGTACTGTAGATGTCGTCCCGGCACCGTAGCGCGGTGGCTCTAACCCGAGTTCTCTCAGGGTATCGTAAAGCTCTTCAATACGGGCTATCTCCTCGAGGTCAGCCTGGGTCGCCGCGTCGCCCTTTCCTGTCAGATACTTGTAACGGTTGTTGATGCGCTCACAGGTTCTACAGACCCTGTAGAATCCGCTCGCGTTCTCGCCGTAGTATGGCCTAAAGAACTCACTGGAAAGCTGTTTTACTTCACCACATTGTTTACATCTTCTTACTTTCTGCATCTTCTAACCTCCTAATTCAGACTCTCTTTGTGCATCATATCTATCGCTGTGGTAATGATGTAGCCTAGTATCTTGGCTTTCTCGTTATCATCCTCTGCAACGTTCTTTACTACGCTCGCTACTAGGTTTGCTAGTGCGAGTAGCGCAATTCCAACTGTTATATCGCCATCATCTGCGGTAACTATTGCTGTTTCACCTTTGTATCCTTCTTCATCCTCATTGACTATTGCGCCCATTATTACCAGCTTGGCTTGGCCATTCGTTTCCTTTCCATTGTCTCGTTTAATTGAATACCTAATCATTGTTCAGCCTCCTAAATAATAGTCTTGTAGCCTCTCCACCCCTGATGTGGCGCTCGATTTTATTGGTTATCAGCACGCCGCGCACCTTTGAAGCCAGCTGTGGGTCAATCTTAGGTAATCTATCTGTTAAGTCCCTGTGTACAGTTGACTTACTAACCTTGAGGACCTTGGCGGTTTCTCTAACTGTACTACGGTTGTTTAGAGTGTACTCTGCGGCGCTCAGTACGCGCTCTATGATGTAATCTCTCATCTCTAAACCCTCCTTTTCATTCGTCGTGCACGCAACCTTGCGATGCGGTAACAATCCTTGCAGTCACGACGATACTTAACGTTACCTTTTTTATCTTTGCCATCCTTGTAGAACTCGGAGAGAGGCTTAGTCTCTCCGCACGTTCCACACATTCTTACAGGTTCATCCATTCTATCACCCCCTAGCATCTAGAGTAGCCACACTCTGGGCAGGATGTACAGCCTTCTACATGTATTGTACCACTACCGCAGTTGGGGCACTTCTCACTTGTAGGTACTTTCTCGTCTTTCAGTTTCTTATCACCTACAGAAGTTGTAGTTTTCTGTACAGATTTAGACTGTAGCTCCTTTAGTACGTTAGCTATTGCGGAAGCACAAGATTTACCTTTTGATGTCTTACGACCAGTTGCATGTGACATCATATAGGATGGGCAAGGATGTGTGCTGTTTAGTTGTTCTATAACCTCCTCAACTGGGATGCCTCCGCGTATAGCTAGGCTTATCAATCTTGAGGTCGCTTCAGTGAATATCAGACATCCACCATCAGAGCCTGTAGTTATGAATGTCTCTATGATGTTTCCGCCGTCATCGAAGTTGGCTGTTAGATACAGCTTTCCACAACCTGTATCGAGACGGCGTGTCACACCTTGGGTGCTGTATGGTCTAGGAATAACTTCGCCTCTAGCTGGTCCTATCTGCTTTTCTTTGGGTTTATCAGTGGTACCTACAGTTACTACACCTTCTTTACAACCATCCCTATACACTGTGATGCCTTTACAACCCATCTCATATGCCATTTTAAAGCAGTCTTTTATCATTTCTACAGTTGCTGTATTGGGTAGGTTAATTGTCTTACTAACCGCATTATCAATGTACTTCTGTACAGCTGCCTGCATTACTATGTGGTCCTCAGGTGCAATATCCATAGCTCCTTTGAATATGCGCTGTATTTCTAGAGGTATCCCTTCAACACCTTGGCAGGAACCTCTACGACCTACCTCATCAAGAATTTCTTGTGGTACATTGTGCTTCTTACAAGCTTCTAAGAATAGTGGCGAGAATACGTAGAAATCTCCTGCAACATTTGTGGACTTCTTGTATGCTATACCGAAGATAGGTTCTATGCCGTATCCCTCGCAGCCCGCCATTACTGTTACGCTGCCTGTAGGTGCGATTGTTATTCTGGATGCGTTTCTTATTGGTGTATCAGGATAGTAGATACTCTGCTCCCATTTAGGGAAAGTACCGCGTATCTTTGCAAGCTCCATAGATGCTTTCTTTGCTGCGTCACTCATAATCATTGTGATTTTACTAGCGAAGTCCCTACCTTCATCGCTATCATAAGGCAGCCCTGCCATTATCAATGCGTCATGCAAGCCTGTGAAGCCTATACCAATCTTACGAGAAGCCTTTGTATTCTCATCAATCAATGGTAGCGGATACTCGGCCACATCGATTAAACTATCAAGGAACCAAGTTGCTAATGTTGTTAGTTTTTCAAGTCTAGGTACATTCAAACCATTTTTATCCACTAGCTTAGCTAGATTAATACTCAGTAACAGACAAGACTCACCATTAGCCAGTGGTTGTTCACCACATGGATTAGTCTTATCCAGTTTATCTCCCGGTATTGGGTTACTTGCTTGAATCTTATCTAGAAAGATGAGCCCTGGGTCGCCGCAGGCATGGGCAGCTTCAGCGATTGCATCCCATATCTCACGTGCGTAAACTGTTTTGTAAACCTTACCGCCAAACTTTAAATCCCAAGTAGTATCTAGCTCTAGTGCCTTTATGAATTCATCAGTGATACCTACAGATAAGTTGAAGTTGGTTATACCACCATCACGTTTGCAGTTTATAAACTCCATAATCTCTGGATGGTCAACGTTTAGAATACCCATTGATGCACCGCGTCTTACCCCGCCTTGCATAACCATGTTTGATGAGGCATCATATAGTTTTATTAGTTCTACAACTCCTGATGCCTTACCCTTTGTAGACATAACTAGAGAACCCTTTGGTCTAATACTGCTGAAGTTATAACCAACGCCACCGCCAGACTTGAATATGAGAGCAGTGTCCTTCAACACTCTGTACATATCATCCAAGCTATCTTCAACATCTAATACAAAGCAAGCACTTGGCTGCCATGGCCTATCATTCTTACCAATATTTGCCCAGATTGGAGTGGATGGTACGAGCTCCAGATTTAGGATAGCATCTCTTGTATCTTTGTATAATGGATGTTTGTTGTCATAGACGCTGCTTACTATCCTATCTACTGCTTGCTCGAATGTCTCATTAATGTTTCCTTCCTCATCCCTGCCAGCATATCTGGCATTGAACACTTTAAGTCCATTTTCATTCAGCATATAATCAATTCCCCCTTTAGATTAATACAATTATTATCATTCCGAGAATACCTAGCGCAACTACTACCTTAGCGCCAGTATCTGTCTTAGCCATCTTACTTAACAATGGAGATGCTAGTAAGAATAGCCCTGCAATTAGTAGACTACGCATGATTTCACCTCCTACGCCTCCGCAAACTTTCATTGATATAACCATAATATTCATTATCTGCTGTGTCCCGTGAAGCTTTAAGTTCGTCTAACGTAGCTCTATCCTTCAAATAATCAGGGCATTCTGAGTGACATCCTACGTATCTCTTGTCACAGTGTCGACATTTTTCAAATAGCTTCATCTATTCATCACACTCTCTATGTATCGTTGTGATAGCATAGCAGAGTTATTTAATGCCCGTTCCTTTTCTGTAAATTTGCCATCGCAACTTCTATTAATACGCTGGATTATGTTTGCCTTAGCATCGATGTCATCAGCGTATGATACAATCCAAGCTTCTAGGAACTTCGGTGTTACTGGAGAACCGAATTCAAGCTTACCGTGATGCGCGGCTATTATGTGTTGTAGTAGCGTAATTATTTCTGAGTTCTCTTCAGTTCTGTATTTATCTAGTATTATAATACCACCAATAATGTGCTCTAACAAGTGTCCATATTCTGTGTAGTTAATCACTGACCCATTTAATTCATAAACAAACAGTTTACCCACGTCATGTAATAATGCACCGGCTACACATAGGTCTACATTACATCCGTCTATGTTCGTTGCAATAGCCTTAGCGATTATAGCTGTGTCTATACTGTGTTGAAAAGTCCCTGCCAAGTAAGCGTGATGTACTTTAGTTGCCCCAGGGGCTGTTTCCCATTGCTCCAAATAGTCGTCGAATATTTTGGTTACCAAGTTTTTAAGTGTTGCATTCTTCATGCTTAGTAGCAACATATTAAGTTTCTCTTTGTAGTCATCGATATCGAAGTCTCCCTTTGGCGCAAACTCTTCAGGTCCTTTTGTGCTGCGGCTTACTGATGAAACTGTTAGTTGTTTGTTGCCCGCCCACTCAGTTACCTCTGCATTGACGGTAACTACAGTGCCTACTTCAGGTTTACCGGGTGTATCCCAGTCCCATTTCTTTGCTGAAATCTTGTCAGTACCATCTGACAGCATCATGTCTAAGTACTGCTTCTTACTAGTGGTCAATCTAATACTTGATGATAATACCAGTAAGTCTATTGTAACTTTATCGCCTACTACCAAATCTTTTATGCGCATTAACGCATTCCCCCTTTTTAATATGTGTATTTGCACGGGCCTTGCAGCCCGTGGTTATTTAGTTTTCTATTTCTAACATGTCTTTTATTATATCTACATACTTGTCACCATTACGCATAACTTCATATAATGTGTCCTCATCTACAACTAACTTCTTAACGTTTAGTCTCTTCAATCTGTTCTGGTGTTTCGAGGTTGTACTAGAGTATTTAGTTCCATTTATTAACATAATTCCATTGAACCAATAAGCAATTACTGTGTCGTAGTTATATAGCTTGTTACCCTCTATTCTCAACCTTCCTTGTGGATAGTATTTACATTTACTTGCTGCGCCTGATGTCGCACCGCTTGCAAACGCTTCAATAACTTCGTAAACAGTCATATTTTATACCTCCTCATATGATTTATAGCTTTTTGTGTCACTACTCTACCTCTGCTTGTAGGTTGGATTAACTTACTAGCTATTAGGTATGGTTCATATACCTCTTGAAGAGTCTTAGCTTCTTCACCAACGCTCGCCGCTATCGTATTAATACCTACAGGTTTGCCATTATAATCATTGACCAAAACATCGAGTATCTTTCTATCCATTCTGTCCAGTCCAAGTTCATCTACCTCTAACATCTCTAACGTGGCTAATGCAACTGTTTCATCTATAGTATCTTTGCCAGTTGCGTGCATCATATCAACAGCGCGTCTTATGAAACTGTTTAATATTCTTGGTGTGCCTCTTGCTCTACTTGCTAATACTAATGCTCCATCATACGTCAGAGTAACGCCTAGCATAGAGGCTGTACGTAATGCTATCTGTACCAACTCATCTTGACTGTATAATTCTAGTCTTAACTGAATCCCAAACCTATCCCTTAATGGTTTAGATAAGTCACTTAATCTGGTTGTTGCTCCTATTAGTGTGAAGCTTGGGACATTCATTCTTCTATTACCTAAATCTATATAGCCATCCTCCATAGCCGTGTATAATAATTCCTCTAGCTTAACTGGTATGCGGTGTATTTCATCTATGAATATAATATCACCTTCGAATATGTCTTCAAACAACTCTACAATGTCTGCCTGCTTCTGTAGAGAGGTACCTATACTAGTGCGTAGGTTACTTCTCATCTCTGTTGCGATTATATTAGCTAGAGTAGTCTTACCTAAACCGGGAGGTCCATAAATTATTGTATGCTCTAACTTTGAACCTCTCTGTTTAGCACCATTCAATGCTACACCAAGAATTAGCTTAACATTCTCTTGGCCAATGAAATCTTGTAATGTTATTGGCCTAATTTGTTTTTTCTGTTTACGCTTGAATAGTCCAAACATTATTTCACCCCTATATCACTAGCTAATACTGTTTCTAAGTCATCTTCATTAAGGTTTGGGAACTCTTCGAATGCACATTTATTGCTACAGAATAACATTCCATAGACTGCGACTATTATTGAATCGCTCCTGAATACCTTACGGCATCTACCGCATCTTTCCTTCTCTTCATTAGCATCTTTAGCTATACTATTGTATTTTTTCATATCCATCACCCCTAATTTGTAATTTGTATCCTCTGTGTTTACACGGGCTTTGAACCGTCCTCGGCCACATTATACACCCAGCTAACGCTGGGTTACTGTATCACTCAAGATTCTTGAACAAACGTTCTGCTTCATTATAATACGATATTGCAGTAGTGTAGTGCTCGACTTTACCAGAGTCTTTCCACAAACTGAAGTACTTACCTGCTAGACCCAAGTAATCAAATACTTCTGCAAGTTTATCGTGACCTTCATTATATAACGCAGTCGCTATACTTGTACAGTTTGACAAATTCTTAATGAACGCGTAACTTTCCTCGCTTTCATATTGTACTAGCATCAAGTATCCGTCTTTGTACTCGAATGCCTGTTCAGCAAGTTGTTTAACTTCTTTTAGTTTTTCTTCTGTGTAGAATATCTCAGGCTCTTTGACGTTAGGCTCCTCGACTTCAGACTTACATCCTACAAGTACTATCATTAACACCAATACAACAACAACTACTAATAATAATAATCTCTTCAATTATATCACTCCTTATTTTATTTGTTTACCTCCCCCTTTACCAGTCTTCAGTATTTACGTATACTTGGAATCGTCCTATTTCTTTTTCTTATCTTCGGTCCATACTGCATTCGCTTCATCCTCTATTGGGAACTCTTCGGCCATATCTAATGCTGTGTTAATCATTTCCATTATATCTACTATTGGTCTGGCTAACTTGCCATCTATTGGGATTTCAATAGGAATTGCTATACCGTCCAGCGCTGGTCTCCATTCATTGTCTCTTTTTCTGATGTACCAGCCTCTTATGTTGATATACTTAACACCGTCTCTCGCAACTAATTCGACTGTAATCTTAGTTCTGTTTGATTTCTTAACCTCACCTATCTTTTTGCAATTGTTCCATATCAACTTTTTACCCATAATATCAACCTCCTAACTTTATTTTACTCTGCAAGAATGATTATTCTTTATCTCCATAATAAGCTGCTACCCTGCCCATCACACAGTCGTGGCCACTAATAAAACAATAACCCTTCTCTTTTAATTCCTCTTTGTATTGTTGCAACAGGTACTGAGCATATTCTTTCCCTCTGTCTGTGTATCTTTCGGGCTTATAGTATTTTTTTAAGAAATCTTCTACACTGTCGGCTTCTACTTTGTACTTTTTCATTTTTTCATACAGTGTCACTATCCGCACCCCCTTTTTCAATTTAATCCATTAATCTATAATCAGTTACGATGTGTTCACCGTCGTATAAATAAATTTCTAATTCGTCTGGCTTGCATCCGTAACAATCCGCTAAATATTGGCGTAATGTTTCACCTTCCTGCCAGCGAATCGTATCGGGGACATAATAACCATAGCAATCGTCAATGCAAAATTCCGTTCCACAACCTAACCAGAATTTACTTATTTCGTTTATATGCTCTGGTGTGTAACGACTGACACAATACACCACTTCACAATAATCTCCTTGCGCATACCCGGTAAATGATTTTACTGCCCATTCTTCGCCTGTGGTAATGGTTAAAAATTCTGCTATGCTGCTCGTGTTGCTTGTGTCAGCATGTTTTGCCCATTCTTCTAATGTTTCTTCTACAGGATAACCGTTTTTATAATCATCTATTACCGCTTGGGCTTGCTGCTCAATATTCTGATATTCTTCCATGTTGAAGCCGACATTCCTTCGCCTGTTCGCCGGTACAATGTACACGGTGCAATTTTCATCACCAATGCCTTTCAATCTATCATCATCAAAATAATGTCTAAAATCTACATGAGCTGGATGGACTTCCTTAGCTACTATCTTTCTCATTCTCTAACCTCCCAATTATAGTAGTCGCAGTCACTTAATAGATGTTTACCTGCTTCTTCATCAGTGTAAATGTTACCACATTCTTTACACTTGAATTCCCCTTCATTTTGGTATGTGAATTCAGTACTTCCGCAGTCACATGTTAACACATATTTCATTTAGTTCACCTCCTTCGCGTTTATTATTTTCTATTATTATTATATCACGTTTTTTCGCGGATTACTACGGAAATAATAATTACTGAGGGAGGTGGTAATACCTCTATATTATATAATAGAAGGAATTTTTCTAGCTGAATACTGAACCATCGAACACATTGAAATTGTCTATAGCATTTAGTTCTTCTTTTGTAAATGCTTCAAATCCCACGCCTTCTGGCTCAATCTTTTGACCCCATGACGGATTACCTTTCTCAACTCCTGCAGTAATAGGCACTCTGAATGTTTCGAAGTCAGATAGTAACCAGCGAAGCTTCGGTATCAGGTGTTTCTCATCCTTGTGTACCTCAAATATAAGTTCATCATGAACTACTAGCAGCATTCTAGTTTTGTAGTTATTCATCTTTAAGTATTTGTATATCCTAACCATCTTATGTTTTATATAATCAGCCGCGCAGCCCTGTATCAATGCGTTTGGTGCTTTGTACACTTCATCCGGTTTAAGTCTCCTTCGTCTGCCGTAGAAGTTAATTATATATCCTCTAGTTCTAGTAACTCTTTCTACGGCATCTATGAAAGGTTTGGCCTCTGGTATATTTGCAAAATATCTATTCTTAAACCTTACGGCCTCTGCAACAGTCATACCAAGTGAGTCTGCTAATGCCTGGTCACCTTGACCGTATATCAAACTGAAATTAAACGTCTTAGCTTTACTTCTCTGCTCATTTGTTACTTCATCATAAGGTACATTGTAAATAATAGACGCGGTGGCTCTATGAATGTCCTGTCCGTTTTTAATAGCTTGTATCAATCCTTCGGCCTTTGAATAATGAGCAAACAGCCTGTATTCAATCTGCAAAAATCATTACACCATAACCTAATGTACCATGGTTATGGAAACCTCATTGCTGAGGGGGTGGACTATATCTTCATTCGCGAACTATTTGGTTTCGCGAATGCTTCCCGTTTCGCTACATGGTACGGTAGCTACTCTACTCGGTGGCAATTGCCCCTTTCGATAGTCTCTGAACGTTCCTACTACATAAATAGTAGGCTTCGCTGCTGATTGCCCTTATGCAGGGTTCCCAGCAATTAGGGAAGTTTTACTTGGACCAGTTGAATAATCCAAGTCCATCATCCATAGCTCATATCCATCCGAGGGGATGAATGCTCTACGGATGCTGGTATCTTTCTTTGGTAATGTTTGCAAAGCAGGCTTCGTTATGCTCATTCGGCCTGTAGTTGCCTCTGTCTGATTTATGCTCCCATGAACTCTACCTTCCGCACTGCGTTGGTCATAGATGCCTACCGCATAAGTTGTTAGAAGCTTCTCATATTTTCTATATTCCAATATTTTATGAGCTATTGCTACATTGTGTTTCTCTGCTAAATCGCTTAATACAAACTTGTTAGTTTGAGGACTTCCTTTATCGGTTCTTGGTATTAGTCTATCGTCAACTCCAAGATCCATTAACACTTCATATAATTGCTTTGAAGAGTTAACATTGAATATTTTACCCGCTTCTTCATATATCGCTGCCTCTGCGTTATCAGTTAACGTCTGTAGTTCTGCCTTGAGTTGTTGCTCGTAATCTAGGTCTACTTTCATACCATATCTTTCTGCAGCATATAAAGCTATCATAAGCTCCATCTCATTTTCATACAGTGACATCAAGCCATATTTTTCTAATAGTGGAAATTCATTTATAAATACTAAGTAACAATTCCAAACGTCTGCATTAGCGTAGTTGTTTATCAATTCTCTAGGGAACATTCTGTAGTCTGTAATCTTGTGAGTACTCTTGTAAGCGTCTAGCATATACTCAAATTTAACTATGTGACCTTCATATTTTCTAGCAATATCTTTTAATTGATACGAGGACCTATTTTCATCTATTAGCTTTGCAAGAACTACAGTGTCATGTACTTTACCCTTAATACGCATATTTATATTATGAAGCATATGAGCATCAAATTTCCAATTGTGGGCGATTTTCTCAATACTTGGGTCCTCGAATATTTTAGCTAATTTACGCATCTCACTGTAATTATTGTCTAAGTTATCATGCAGTGTATATGCCTTTTTACCATCACAAATACTTATGCAAAATGGTAAGTCCTGTGGCTTTGCTGATTTACCTGACCCTACCCATCTTCTAACCAATCCGTTTGGTATCTCATTACTCTTCAACGGTGTAGCATAGGTCTCTGTATCAAATACTATAAACTTTCTACCATTTATTTCAAATGGTACTATATTATCTATTATTTCCTGTGCTGATTTCGCCTCATGAAAAAAATCTACAGAATGCTCTTTAGTAAACGTCTCTGGGTTGTATGAGAAATTAGTTCCTTTTTTGATAACTGCCTTACGCTTGCTCTTAATAACAGCCATTGCAAATCATTCCCCCTTATTCAATATTTCCTTTAGGTATAACTTCATAACTATATCTGATATATCTCTCATTGAACTTCTTTGTAGGTATTCTCTTCAACCTGCCTTCTTCAATCAGGTCTTCGATGATAAATCTGGTCCTGTTGGGATTTAGCTTAGCTAGTTCAGCTATCTTAGCAATAGATATTGTTACACCTTGTTTTTTCTTCAAGACTTTTAATACAGCTTGTTTCTCATGCTCGTGTATCACTATATTAATACTTGCCATAATATACCCCCTTTTTATATTAAAATACTCGCTACAAGTCTACGTCAAGTTTTACACGTACGTGATAGCATATTAAATGTTTTATATTAACACTTATATCACGTACTCGTAGTGAACTTATTTACAAGTCCGTAAAACTTCTAGTTTTTCAAAGGGGTATATAAATACCCCTTATTATATTATAACACGGTTGAATTTCAAAGTAAACTACAATTTTATCACTTGTATGCCCGCTGCCTTTAGTAATTCGAGACCAGTGTCTTCCTTCCAGTCCTCATGGTAGTATACCTTACTGAAACCGCCTGGAGCATTTATGATAGCTGCGGCGCATTGTTTACAAGGCGCTAGCGTTACAAACATTACTTTACCTTCCGCATCAGATAAACATTTGGCGATAGCTTGGATCTCCGCATGAAGACACCCATACTTGCCATCTATATTACACAAGCAATCCTGTAGTCCTTTAGGCCCTCCATTTATGCCTATAGAGTACACTTGCATCAATTCTTTATCTGTTATTACAGCGGCTACACCTCTCTCTTCGCACTTTGATAAATTAGCAAGACTTAAGGTAAAGTCCATAAAAACCTTTTGGCGTGGTACCTTGTAGGTCCATCTAAATCCTCCCGCAGTCTTACGTTTACCTAGGGCAGCTGCTGATATACTACTAGCAGCTATTCCTGTGACCCTTTCAGCTTCCCTAGTAGAATAATACATTGCTATATAGTCTGTATCATCCATTTGGTATACAATTTTTGCTTTACTGTTATATCCATTGACATATGCATGTGTAGTATTTTCTGATGGCGTTACCCATTCCAAATTGTCTACACAATTATTATATCTATTATTGTCTTTATGATTCACCTGTGTCTTGCGGTCCGGGCAATCATTTACTATAAACGCTTCGGCTACTAACCTATGCACAGCGTGTACTTTTTTTACACCCTCTTTACTTAATGTTACTTGTAGCCTCTGTCCATTATCACCTGGTGATAATATTTGTTTGGTTTTAGCGTTTCTTACCCGCCCAAAATTGGATACCTCGTAGTATCCTTCGTAGCCCTTAACAGGCTTCCATATTTCCATTATTCACTGGCCTCCTTCATTTTATAGTATAGATAACTCACCAACTTATTCTTACGTTCTTCATTTAGCCCCAGCGCTTCTGCATTACCGAAATATTTGTCAAACCATTTAAAAGGATTATCAATAGACTTAGGTAGCTTAGCGGCGCATGTACCACATAGAGGTATCATATTCCATACAGTATACCGTCCACCCTCTTCGAATGGTATAAAGAAGTGGCGGGTTTCTATATATTCATTGCCACATATGGCGCATCCTCCAAAGTATCTACATGTCTCTAACCATTCATCCTCACTCATAACCTTAAAAGGGAGCTTTTGTAGATTTTCCATCCAATCGTACAGTTCTTTCTCTGCGGCGACGAGGCGCTTGTCATAGAACCTGTATACTCTGGCAAGCCTTTGTTCCTTATGTGCGTTATCCCAATCCCTAGCACTCTTGCGGTTGCAGTCTGGGCACCGCCTTGTTAGTCTTCCATCACTACGCTTATAAAACTTGTAGGTAGGAACTAACTTTTTACAGACGCTACATATTTGAACATCAAATGTAGTACCGCAAAATTTACACTTAGTATCGACATAAGTGCTAGGGTATTCCCACCCACATTTAGGACAGGTTCTCATTGATGGTATACCTCACTACAGGTAATATATGAGGCACAAAGTGCATGAGCCATTCATACCTGTACTTAATATTTGTTAGTGTTTCATAATTTTGTACATACCCCTCACCGCGTTCCATGCATCTGTCCCATAATTTATTAGTTTCATCGGTACAGTGAATTATAATACCGCCACCATTATTGGATACTAGGTCCTCCAGCTCATACATCTGGTCCATACTTATATATGATTTGTCTCTCATAATATCTCCATACACCATTTCACAGTACCAAGCCCTGTCTAGTATTATGTTAGCACCAGTTACCGCTAAGTCTCTATACATTGCCATCATAGCATCTTTCTCAGCTTGGTTCTTAGGTTTACTTCTATGCTGTATGGGGTAACCCGTCTGCGCTGAGAGTTGTTTAGCTAATGTAGATTTACCGGAACCATCAGGGCCTACGATTATAATCATCATTACTCATCGCCCCTAACTAGTAATGGATAGTATGTTTTAATTATTGAAGTAGGGTTGCTACTAGTAAATGGGTCACCGCAGCTCATCTTACCTTCTCTACATTTACCATGCAAGCAGTCAGGCCCAGCCCATGCGAACATTTCCTCTCCATCTGCTGTTTTCAATAAAGCCTCCCATATCTTAAGTGCTACATATTGAGTTTCCTTTGTGTTTCTGTGACACGTTCTAAGCCTTATGAAATTCAACCATGCTTCATGGTTACCTTGGATTATAAGAATGTTCCTCAGACCTTGCGGTGCTATATAACCTGCTGTATCGTTACTTACACCTTTATCTACAAATGCTTTATATTGTTTCATAGACTCGGCACAGGAATCAAGATATGCTTGTACATAAGACGTGCCTAATTTATTATCTAGCTCAATTAGTTCATAAGGTACCATAAACTGAGCATCTCTACTATAATCTGAGTATTGTAGTGATGCTGATACGAAATCAATACCTACATGATGTGTTCTAGCTTGCGCAAGAAATCTCCTAGAAGCACCTACAACTGCTATAGTTATTGGGGCAAATCTTTTTATAGTTCCATGTGGCATCTTAGCTATACGTTTAGCTGCTTTGTGTTGCCCCATAGAATCTTTATACAGTTGTTTCAAATCATCCATATTTTTAATCTGATGCCCTCTCTGCGTTAATTTAGCCAGAAACATCATCATACCACCAGGACATGAATGTGCCTCATTAATTACTGACACTTGAATATTTTTCATATTCATTTCCCCCTTTATTAAATTCATTGTCTAAGTAAAGCTTTGTCTACTATTAACTTCTCCTCATCTGTTAGAGAGTCATAGCTATCTTTAAACATCTTGGCAATCATTAGATAGGCAAAACCTAATGTAATAGTATCTGCGTTATGAATTATAACTGCAGTGTCTTTATTATGGTCCCATCCTACAGTTACAAAGTCTGTAAATCTGTCGATGCTATTATCCATTGTTACTGTACAGCTGGGGGCGAAGCTCTTAGCTCTGCCTCCAGTAATAACTTTTAACTGCGCCATGTGTAGCACCTCCTATCTGTAACTTTTATCGTGTGTATAGCCTTCATCCTGTCGCCTATGATTTTCCTTGTTCTTTTCCATATACATATAATAAATATCCTTGTCTGACATACCAAGTGCTAATGCTATATTGAGCATAAAATGAAACATATCTATAAATTCCTTTCTTGCTTCTTCCATACCGGCTTCATATTCTTCTACAGTCATTGCACTGTAATCCTTCCATGGTTTGAAGTATGGCAGAACGTACAACATTTCATGCATTTCTTGTGTTAGATGGATGCTGAATTCTTTTATATATGTTGTAATTTCTTCTTGTGTCATACTGTCAAAATCATATCCTAAGCGTTCTTGTAATTCTTTTTGTTTCTGTAACATTTTATCTAGCATATCAAGTTTCCTCCTTTTATTTTATTGTAAATACTCTAAAGTTTATTTGTTTAACACAATCTGCATAGACCGCTGGATACTTCTCTTTTAATTTTACAATATCTATTCTACTTTGACTTCTAGGCGACCATTTGATTATATAGTCTTTAGTGTACCCTATTTCATTATTCTTAAGTGCTTCTTTTAATCTATTGGCTGCTTCCTTCTCAGTTGCTTCTAATTCTTTAATCTTTGCCCTGCATTCTTTAACCGTAGCAGCCAGTTCATTCATTGTTTCATCCTCTAGAACTATCTCAGAGCCCCTAATTACTTCTGAATTTTCATTAGCCACGAGCTCAGAATCTACATCTGTTCCAGTTAATTCAGGCTCAATCAAGTTTTTAACATGGTAATTCCAGAACTTGTCAACCTTTGGGATTATTTCGTTTTTCAATAATTCATCGTTTCTCCACATTTCATAATGGTAAAACTTGTTACCCCCGACTAAGCATGCTATAACACCGTATTCTAAACCAGTAATCCATAAGTACCAATTTAGTTGATACAAATAGCTGAGTGGTATATCGCCTTCTGACCAAGCATCATTCATATACTCACTAGCTGTCTTACACTCTAGTATACCATATGGAATACCTTCGTCATTTACTATAAGTCTGTCAACATTGGCAATCGCCCATGGGTAGTCCTTATGTGCAAGCGTTGCTGGTGCTACTACAACTTTGTTACCGGTTCTCCTAACATATTCATTAGCTACGATGGGCTCTAACATATGACCAAAGTGCATTCTTTCTAGCGCAGCATCACTAGTTTCATCTTCGCTATCTTGATACTGCCCGGTCTTTTTAAGGTAAATTATTCTAGCACTTGAGTATGGATTTACGCCACATATAGCACCCACGTCCGATCCTCCAATACCTCTGGTTCTATTGGCTAACCATTCCTTCTCATCTTCCTCCTGAGTGACTGTAGATAATATAGTGCAATTAGTAAGATGTTTTAATACATCCATTATTTATTCCCCCTATTCAATATTTTGTTCTTTCATCAACTTCAATAATACATCGCCGTGACACGGCACATCTGGGTCACACCATCACCCTAATACTTTGCCCTTTAATTGATGTAAGGCCCTCATCAGTGTAGGGCTGCTTCTGATCCATTCTTCATACTTCTCTATCACTTCTTCTCTAGTACCATCCTTACCTATTATATAAGGGTTACCCCATTTGCTGGGGCGTCCTATATAAATATCATACGGTTCTTTTTTAAAATGCACTCGTTTACACACTAGTACTCACTTCCAGAGTAATAGTTTTTTCTAGCCCTGTTTATTTCATCAGGTGTGAATGGATTCTCTATACAGTGCTCCAAAAACTCAGTGCCTATAGGCAATCTTCTGTAGTCACTTCTAACGCGCTCTACTAGGTGATTGTTAGTCAAGAACTTTAACAACAACCTTAGGTCATCCTTAGGTAATCCTGTATAGTCTTCTAAAGTATACCTATTAAAGTATGGTAATTGATATAATATCTTAACCATTTCATTAAAGTCCTGTAGCGGTAATAATGCAAACATTTCTCGTAACTTATTAATATTAGCATCGGATGAATCTGTATTAATCCTCTCCTGCTCGCTTAGCTTATCGTAGCCCATACTCTTAGAGCTGTAGATTCTATCCAAGAAATTAACTACAAACTCTACATGCTCCTTCTTAACTACAACGTCTTCTCCATTTGTAGTTGAAAACACACAACATGCACATGCTATCGATAACCTAGCAATTTTAATACGTTGGTCAGCTGCCTCAACTAAAGGCACCTTAGAAGTATATTTCTTACCCATCTGTGTTGCTAGTTTTAATATTGCAGCAACAGCATCGTCCTCAAACTTAATATGTTCGGGCCTACGACTCCACGCCCACAGCACTCTCATATTACAATGGTCTGATGTGTATATGTGAGGTACTGAGGGGACATTATCTAGACTTCTATTAACCAGTGATGGGTTGACATCTCCAGATGCTACTGCAATAGCTAGATCTAATCTTCTAACGTCTTCTGCTTTACCAAACAACTTAAGTATGGACATAACACCATAAGTCTCAGAATTAAGTTGCCTACCATTCCTGGGGTTAGATATATAAATAGCCCTGGTTCGCGCTGTGGTCTCAGCTGTTATAACTCCAGTAGCTCTAGCTATGCCAGAGGATCTAACATCTGACATCTGTGCTAAATCATCCTCACTAAGTCCTGACAGCTCATCTATGGCTATAAGACCACCATCATTTAATGGGAATGCACCCCATACTAAAAACCATCGTTTGTTGTTCTGTTGTATATTATATACTAGACCTGTACGCCTTGACGACTCACCAGAGTATAATTCACCCAGTCTGTAATGGTTCATTAGTCTTTCTACGAGTGTAGTTTTGGCTTGACCTGAGTCCCCGATGATTAACAGTTCCCCCCAGCCTCTGGTTACAAATTGCTCCTGGAAATAGAAGTTTAATACTGTATGATATATAAGGTCAATTGCTATTGCTACGTCGCGGCGTTCCCAAATATAAGTTACGTTCCTCTCTAAGTCTCTATGAATTTCATTGAACTTATCTTCAATTGTTTGTCCGTCCTTAACCTGGAATACCTTTAGCATCTCGTAGATGCTGTCACTCATCTCAAAGCTGCTGATCATATTCTTCTCAGGGTACGCTTTGTCAAATAAATATGTCGCGTATTGTGTTTGTGGATCAGGATACATATATCCAGCTAATGTGTATCTTTCATTTGTCTTAAGATTTTTACCTATATAATACCCAGTCCTAACTACATACTCATGTTCCTTTGCAAAACTGAAGTTTGCTTCAGCTTTTGGTATCATCCTTATTTCTTCTATATTCATGTACTTTTCAATTGTTATTCTTGGTTTTGGACATGACTTGTTGACTCCTAGTATATCTTTTATGACTGCTTCCTGTTGTGCCTCAGTGCATTTTATCAGCTTCATTACATCTTTATTTGCAGCACCAAGTGTTACTGTATGCTCACCCCCCATTGCGGCTAGGTTACAACTACTGCACTTTTTATTATCTGTATCTGCCACATCGCCACAGTATCCCTTAATTACTTCAGGGCACATATATGGTGTAGTATCTTTGCCTGAAATCATAACAGGTACTCTAATCCTTTTACCATATAATTCTGCATCAGCTGAATCAGCTAGATGTACTTCCTTAGCTTCTGATTCATCTGCTAGATTTACTTTTTGAGAAGGGTCTACATACTTCACAGCATTATCCAGTAATCTTTGAAAATCCTCAGCAGTCTGCCCTGCCTTTACATAAAAATCCGTTATGTCTCCTTTTTCTGGGAAGTCGTCTGGCCACTGCACTACATATACATCTACAACTCTAAATAGTTTTTCACAAATCTTTTGCGTAGCTCTTCTTCCTGCTTCGTCATTATCCTGCACTATATAAACACGTTTCTTATTTCTGAAGTACTTTGTCCATTCTGGCCGCCATGCTCCTGCGCCACTGGTAGGACATGCTGATGGGAACCCATATTGTTCATTGATAATACGGTCCATTTCGCCTTCACACCATACTACATACTCTATATCTTCATCGATTAAGTTTTCAATACCAAATATTCTGACTTCACCGTATGTGTTCCCTTTTTCATCTACATAATTAGTCACTTTATACTGATCTTCATATGAGTTCCATTTGTATCTTCTAAAGTTTACCAGGTTGTTGAATTCATCATATATTGGTATAGTTATTCTTTCCCCATCCCATCCTATCTGGAAGCGCCTGAGTGTTTCATCTGTAAGGCCTCTTCGCTCACGTAAT